GGAAAAACTGTACCAGAAAGGGATGTTATTGGAGCATTTCTGCATGGAGCTCGCTCAAATGCAGTCAGAACCATTGTTGCAGCACATGAGGAATATTTCGAAAGAATTATTCCATGTGATGCATTCTTCAATGTTCAACCTCATGAGTATAAGAAGATGTATGCCCATAACTTAGGCAACATCTCCCTTATTCAGGAACCAGGTTACAAAGCTAGATGCATTGCAAATCCTTCTAGGATTTTGCAAGCCGCCTTAGAACCTCTAAAACATGACTTGGAAATCATGTTGAAGAAGTTAAAGACTGATTGTACCCATAACCAGCTTGCTGGTGTTAAGGACATTCAATCTTGGTTAAAGGAGGGCCGGACTGTCTATTCAGTAGACTTGTCAGACGCAACTAACTTGTTTCCTTGGCCCTATCAGAAGGCAATCCTTGATAGGGTATTTGTACATCCGGACCATAAGATCATGATAGATATTATGGATAGGTGTGCAACTGGTCCCTGGAAGACCCATCTTAAAGATGGATCTCCTGAGGTGACTTTCTTTACGAGAGGGCAACCTCTCGGTCTCGGTCCGAGCTTCCACACCTTTGCTCTTGCTCACAATACCCTTTTAGCAGGTATTTGTAAGAAGCATGGTTTGGAGATGTCATTCAGAGTTCTCGGTGACGATGTGGCAATTGGTAACGATAAGCTACATTCTGTTTACCGATCTACTCTAATTAATCTAGGATGTAAGGTTTCTGAATCAAAAACCTTCTCCTCGACTAGAATGGCAGAATTTGCTGGGTATACCATTTTACCTAATGCCTATGGCAGAGGTTTTAAATGGAAAGGTGTTGATGACAGATCCTTCTTGGATGTTGTCAAAAACCTAGGACCCAGCGGTCTCGGATATTTAGATAAAACTCAGCGAGAAATTGCTAAAGTCTTCCTCCGCGCCACTCGTGGTGCAGGGGGGCTCTCTAGACATGATTCGTCTCTTGACGACTTATTCCTCGCTATTGCTTTAGCTAAACCTGACATAAAGAAAGTCCAGCCGTTCGGTGATCTCATTTCGGAATCAGTTAAGTTTCTTAACAAAATTCCGGGTGACCCTTTATTAGCCACTGTGGCTATGAAGGGCAGTGATTTTAGAAAAATCACATTATCCGAACACTGGAATAGTCCCCGTATTAAGGAGGCAGAAGATTTTCTTCTGTCTAACCCTAATCGCGTCTTCCCAAAGTCTGGGGTTGCTTACCCAGACCTTTTACCTTATCAATTTCCATTGACAAGAAAGGAAGGTGATCCTAGGCCCTCGATTGTTCCTTTTTTACAAAGGCTCATCGAAGAGTCAGGATGGGACCATACTCTTCCGGTCATGCGCCATATCAATGAGATGATTATTCGTAATCATCAACAAAGGTTAGCATATGTCCAGAAAATGAAGAGTGTTGACCCACAAGTTACCCCCACGCCTCCTGATCCACCTAACATGGTGAAGGAGAAGAAGAGAGGTATGTCCTTGTGACGTACTGAAGTTCCGTGGTCTAGTCAGGACCGCCGTT